AGACACCTTTCCCGCCACACTTCTTGATGAACATGATCCTTGGTGACATAGTTGAGGCTGTGTTCAAAGGCATACTGCGTTCAGCAGGCGTAGAGTTTAAGGATAACGAGAGGGTCACACTTAAGTTACCACACGGTCAAGAGATCAAGGGTGAGTATGACATGGAGATGGACGGGCGCATTGATGATGTCAAGTCTGCCTCACCTTGGTCATACGACAATAAGTTCGCATCCTTTGGTTCTCTAGCCTACAAGGATGGCTTTGGTTACGTATCACAGCTTGTGGGCTACGCAGAGGCCGCTGGAAAGGATGTAGGGGGTTGGTGGGTAGTCAACAAAGCAAACGGTCAGTTTAAGTATGTAGATGCCTCTGAGGAGGTTGACAAGGAAGCAGTCCTAGCCGACATCCAAGCTACCGTAGACTACATTGACAATGACGAACCGTTTGAGCGTTGCTTTGAGCCAGTAGAAGAGTCGTTCTATCGTAAGAAGACTGGCAACTGGATCTTACCTGATGACTGCAAGTTCTGTAGCTTCAAGCACAAGTGCCATGACAACTTTGATTCACGTCCGAGCATTCCTAGTAAGTCAAAGAACCCACAGATAGTGGACTACACTTACATCGCACCTGAGTACTTAAATGAAAAGGAAGCATAACTCTCGCATGTATCGCAGTGGTCTTGAAGTAGAGGCTGCTGCGTACCTCAAAGACAGGCAAAAGAAAGTAGCATACGAAGAGTTAAAGATCGAATGGGAAGATCTAAAGTATCGCACTTACACACCTGACTTTGAGTTAGACAACGGTATCATCATCGAAACAAAAGGTCTCTTCTCAGCTGCAGATCGTAGGAAGCACATTGAGATACAGCGACAGCATCCAAGCTTAGATATTAGATTTGTATTTAGTAATGCTAATTCAAAGCTTTACAAGGGGGCTAAGAGTAGGTACTGCGATTGGTGTGACCAGAAGGGTTTTCCATGGGCGCATCGTGTGATACCTGAGGAGTGGCTGAAAGAAAAGGGCAAGCGTATGAAAGAGCAACGTGTCAAAGTAAAGAGGAGAGAGTAATGGCTTACGAGATTAAACCTGGTGATGTAGCTATAGTATTATCCCCTGTCATTGAAGAAGGTGAGTGGAACGGTAACATCAAGACAGGTATGGTGTTTGGTTCTGCTGGTTCTGAAGAGGGTATGAGGGCTGCACTGGATGAGGCACTCACTATGTCTGCGGCACAGAAGTTCCTAGATCTTTACCCTGATGCTTGGGAAGACTTCGCTGACTTGAGATCTGAAATAATGCAAGCCATGTTCCCTGATTTGTATGCAGAAGCAGAAGAAGAGCTTGACGTAGTACAGGATGGTAATGTATATACACTGAACAAGTGGAGCAAGACGAAAGGTAGTGCGTGAAATGATTAGCGGTGAAGATATTGAAGCAATGAAACCACAGATGCCGCATGAGAAGGTGGCTGACTTTATTGTTGCATTCAACGGCTCTCTTGATCCTCGTCTATGGATTAAGCTTATTGATGAAGAGCTAGAAGAGTTCCTAGCTGAGAAGTATGGTACAGAAGCACATTTAAAAGAGTTGTGTGATCTACTGTATGTATCTACAGGCTTAGCCCTTACTATGGTAGAGCATGTAGGTATGCTTATGCGTAAGGAGGAGCGTGATACTATCATAAAGCAACAGGCAAAGGTTAGCCGTACTTTGGATAGCGGCCTAGAGCATTACGGTGAAAAGGTATTCCTAGAAGCTTTCACACGTGTGCATAACAGCAACATGTCCAAACTGGACAGCAGTGGTAATCCCATCTTGAGGGAGGATGGTAAGGTACTAAAAGGGCCAAACTATAAGAAGCCTGACCTTGCAGATTTAGTAGGAAAGGCAGCATGAAGTGTAAAGTATACATGACATTATATGTAGATGAAGAGGCTAACATTCTACCCGTATCAGAGGACATGTATGAAGAAGTGGTCACAGAGATGATCGAGGATGTTATCTACGACATAGACGGTGCAGAAATAAAACACATAGAGGTAAAACAAATATGAGTAACCAACTACCAACAGACTATCAATCATTCATTCACAAGTCACGCTATGCTAAATACTTTGACGGTGAAGGCCGTGAGTCATGGAGCAGCACAGTAGGGCGCTACATGGACAACGTAGTGCGCCGTGTTACAGGTGATAGCTCTTACATTGATGACATTGAGCAGGCTATTCTAGGCCAAGAGATCATGCCCTCCATGCGAGCTATGATGACAGCAGGCCCAGCGCTTGATCGTGACAACACTGCAGGCTACAACTGTAGCTACTTACCCGTAGATGACCCTAAGTCCTTCGATGAGGCTATGTACATTCTCCTCTGCGGTACTGGTGTCGGGTTCTCCGTTGAGCGCCAGTTCATCAGCAAGCTCCCAGAGGTGCCTGAGTTGTTCGAGAGTGAGTCTGTCGTTGTCGTTAAGGACAGTAAGGAAGGCTGGGCTAAGGGGTTCCGTCAAGTTCTTGCACTCCTGTGGGCTGGTGAGATCCCTAAGTGGGATGTCTCTCGTGTACGTCCTGCTGGTGCAAGACTTAAAACGTTTGGCGGTAGAGCATCAGGCCCAGCGCCTCTCGTAGAACTATTTAACTTTGCTGTAGCTACTTTCAAGGCGGCACAAGGGCGTAAGCTTAGCTCTATGGAATGTCATGACCTGATGTGCTTCATTGGTCAGATCGTTGTTGTAGGTGGTGTGCGCCGCTCAGCCATGATCTCTCTGTCTAACCTGAGTGATGATCGTATGCGTCACGCTAAGTCAGGACAGTGGTGGGAGAATGCTGGGCATCGTGCGTTAGCTAACAACTCCGTATCATACACTGAGAAGCCAGACATGGAAACATTCATGCGTGAGTGGCTGTCTCTGGTTGAGTCTAAGTCTGGTGAGCGTGGTATCTTCAACCGTGAAGCATCTAAGAAGCAAGCAGCTAAGTTTGGTAGGCGTGATCCTAACTATGAGTTTGGTACAAACCCTTGTTCTGAAATCATTTTACGTCCGTATCAGTTTTGTAACTTAACGGAGTGTGTAGTACGTGCAACGGATAGCATTGAGGATCTTGAGCGTAAGGTTAAACTCGCTACTATCTTGGGTACAATCCAGTCTACCATGATTAAGTTTCCCTACCTACGTAAGGTATGGCAGAAGAACACTGCAGAGGAACGGTTGCTTGGCGTATCTATGACAGGCATTATGGATAACCCTCTTATGACAAACTCTAACAAGGGATTGGAGAAGACACTTGAGCATTTACGATCCATCGCTGTGGCTACTAACGCTGAGTGGGCTGAGTTGCTTGGCATCCCTGCTAGTGCTAGTATCAGCTGCGTTAAACCTTCGGGTACAGTATCACAACTGGTTGATTCTGCTAGTGGAATTCATGCTCGTCACAGCCCCTATTATATTCGCACTGTCCGTGGCGACAACAAAGATCCTCTGACACAGTTCATGATTGACCAAGGTATTCCTAATGAGCCTTGCGTTATGAAGCCTGACTCTACTGTAGTGTTTAGCTTCCCTGTCAAGTCACCTGAGCAAGCTGTTACACGTAACGACATGACAGCAGTAGAGCAGCTAGAGTTGTGGCTGACTTACCAGCGACACTGGTGCGAACATAAGCCAAGTGTGACTATCTCAGTTCGTGATGCTGAGTGGATGGCTGTGGGTGCGTTTGTGTATGAGCACTTCGATGAGATGTCAGGTGTGTCATTCCTGCCACACTCAGACCACACCTATCAGCAAGCACCTTATCAGGACTGCACTAAGGAAGCGTATGAAGAGATGCTTGCCAAGATGCCTAGCAGCATTAACTGGGAAGATCTTAACGACTACGAGAACGAGGATAACACAGTATCCATGCAGACAATGGCCTGCTCTGGTGACAGCTGTGAGATTGTGGATCTGGTATGAACTACGTAATCTTAGGTACAGCACACTGTGAGTTCTGCACTAAGGCGAAACACTTGATGCGAGAGAAGAGGGTAGGCTTTACGGCCTACTCGCTTGACGATCCAAGTAGCAGGTGGCTCTTGACACTGGTTAAGAAGGCAGGTATGAAGAGCGTACCACAAATCTGGGACAACAACGGTGACTACATAGGTGGTTACACAGAACTAAAGGAAAAACTAGGATGATTGAGTTTGTATTATATGTCTTTTTGGCTGTAGGTGTACTAGAGACTGCAGTTGATGTAGGAACTAAGACTTACGACACTGTAAGTACTACGGTGCAGGAAGTCTTGGCTGACGAAGAGCACTCTACAGAGCAAGAGTATTAAGAACAAAGGCTCAGCGTTACGGCGCTGGGCTTTCCTTTAACGTAGGAGGCACCATGCAGTTAGAGTTGTTCAATAGTAAAAGCACAAGAAATGAGTCAGGGGAACTACGTATATGTACTAAATGTAACGAAGAAAAAGCCTTAGAGGATTTCTTTACAGCATACAGAAAAAAGGGAGGTCATCCTGGCAAAGCTTATACATGTATTGCCTGCAAGAAGCGGTTAGATGCAACAGTTAGAGAGCTAAAAAAAGTACATGTACCTCCTCTGGATTCTAAATGTGAGTGCTGCGGAGACGTTACAAATCTGTGTTTAGATCATGACCATGTTACAGAAAAGTTTAGAGGTTGGTTATGCTTAAACTGCAATCACGGGTTAGGTAAGTTTAAAGACAACCCAAAAACACTAATAAGAGCGGCGGAATATTTAAATGAACAACATCGAACCTCTAGCTAAGCCAACACGTACACGGCGCAAGACCACCTACAAGGGTGCAGCTACCAAGCCTACCTCTGGTATTCTACCTAAGACAGAGAACCAAGGCAAGCTCATTGATGCTATCACTAACAGCAAGCAGGTGCTAATCCTTGGCCCTGCTGGTACTGGTAAGACCTACGTTACAGCTACATGTGCAGCAGACTTGTACACACTCAAAGAGATTGACAAGATTGTTATCACACGTCCTCACGTAGCTGTAGGTAAAGATATTGGGTTCCTGCCAGGTACGCTTGAAGAGAAAGCACAACCATGGGCATTGCCTGTGTTAGACGTACTGATTAAACACTTAGGGCGTGGCGCTGTTGATACTGGCGTAAAGAATGGTAACATCGAAGTAGCTACACTAGCGCTCATGCGTGGACGTAGCTTTGACAATGCGTTCATTATTGTAGATGAAGCACAGAACATTGACATACCAGAGATCAAGATGTTGTTGACACGTGTAGGTGAAGGCAGTACTATTGTACTCAATGGTGACATCCAGCAGTCTGACTTGAAGGGTACGTCTGGTCTAGCTAAGATCATACACCTAGCTAAGAAGCATATGCTTGATGTTCCCGTTGTAGAGTTTGGCATAGATGACATTGTACGTAGTGGTATCTGTGCTGAGTGGGTCAAAGTATTTATGAAGGAAGGTCTGTGAAACTAGAACAAGAAGCGAAAGCACACATAGAAGGTACACGCATTAAGTTCTACGATGAGTTATCTCAACACGCTGAGGCGTTGGAGCAACACATCAAGAATAATCTGTGGCAGAGTGATGAAAGGGACAAAGCCGTAGAGCACCTAGTAGCTGCAATACTATGGGCAAGCCACTGTGCTAAGAAACATGGAGTACATTAAATAAAAAGGGGAGCTTAGTGGCTCCCCTCTCTCGTTTGTTAGTCTGCAGCTAACGTATTAGCTGTCCCTTTAGACACTTGCATCATTCTACGTCTTGCAAGGTTTTCTTGGTCAACTATTAAGCGATACAAGTTAGTCTCGTATATACCTTTTTCTTCAGGTGTGAAATCATCATTACCTTTGATAAACTCTACTGCATCCTCTATAGACATATCCTCTGTTTCAAAGACACGGTCCAAGCTTTCAGAATAATACCCACGATTCTCATTCCAGACTATCTGAGCTAGTTTATTTTCAGCGTCAGACATAGCCTTGTATTCACCTTTGATGTACAGCTGATAGTCTTTACGTAACTCAGGCTCAGCAGAAGCATAACGTTTAAGTTGGTCTTCTACAACCTCACGATACAAAGACTCAAACCCTTTAAATTGTTTAGGCAGCATTAGACGTTTCTTTTCATCAGAGTAGTTTTGATACGTCTCCGTTTCCATGTACTGCTCCATGTCACGAGCCATACGTCCCTGAGCAAACTGTTGAAATCCTGTCTCAAGAAGTCTGTTCTTCTCTCTGTACGGATTGTACATTTTAAAAGGATCAAGCTGTAGGCGAGTAATCTCACGCTCTAGTGCGTTCTTAGGTGGTCTACCCACGAGTCCAGTAAGCTGCTTGTCAAGAGGATCAAGAATACGAAGAGGTCCGTCACCTAGTACGTTCATGCGAATAGCGTCATATTTAAGATCGTTACCGAATGCGTCTTGAGCATAGTCACTTTGGAACTGTGTACGTGTAGCTGAAGAGAAGAACTCTAGGTACTTCATAACGCCATCACTATCAATGTTTGTACCGAACATCTCATTAAAGGTGTTAGCCATTTCGTCAGTATTAAAGTCAGGCAACTGACGGGTCGCACGTTGGTAAAGATTCATTGGCACGTTCTTACCATACATATCAAGCATAGAGAATGTAGGATCTTCTGTGTTAGGGAGATAAGCACTACGAGGATCGAACTGTCCGTAGAAATCTTTAAACACAGCCAAAGGGTAAGTTACAGGTATAACAGTATCAGCCATTGATCTGTTAAACTTATCCCAGCCCTGCCCATCAAGCCCTGCCATAACAGAATCAACAAAACCTGTATCAACACGGAACTCAGATGCACCAAGTATCTTAGCTAGATCAGCACGTACTTCCTTGCCAGGCTTGGTGGGCATACCCTCTAAGCGACGAGCAATGTAGTCTGTTGTATAGGCATGTGCAGTAAGTGGCCCCATAGCTGATTGACCGTCATATGTACGGTTGTTGTTAGGGTCAACTACCTCATTCCAAGACGTACCATCATAAATCTTATCTTGATATACACTCAGTAGACCTAAAGTACCTAAGGCACCTGTAGCCATTCTACCAAACTCAGCATCGTCTACACGCTTGCCTGCTGCAATACGTCTAGCTACAGTAAAACCTGTGTAGTCTGACACAAACTTAGCCTGAGATGCAAGGTAGCGAGGGAATGGGATTGCCAGTGTAAGACCGTAGTTGTGAATAGTGCGGATAGCACTGGCTGCAGCCTTATTCATACCACTAGCGTCTTTACCACCGAACCTACGCTGGAATGTAAATGCTAGTGACTCATCTAGTGCTGTCTGCAGTATATCATCAGGCAAATCCTGTGTACGTCCCTTGCGCAGCATGTCCATAACGTCAGTGCCAAGCTGTTCGTTGCCCAGTTGCTTAAGTTGACGGTCAATACTTCCAGCAATAACAGCACGTTTAACTACACGATCTGACATAGTGTTCAGAACGTTCATAGCTGCACCTACTTTAGAGAACTTGTTGCTTCCTGTAATAGCTTCCTCAGCAATAGCTGCATCGAAGAATACCTTTTGCATACGCTTAGGTGCGCTTTCATGAAGCAGACTCGTTAAAGCCTCAGCAACGTAGGTATCACCTGTGAGATACTTGAGGTGATCTGCTGAACCTCTTAGGGTAGATCCTGCTGATGCTTCTGCATTAGGACGTACAGCACGAACAGCTGCAGTGGATAACTGATCCACAAAATCAATACCTGTCATAGCTACAGAGAAGATGTTGTTGCGCATTGTAGTGGCAGGCTGAGATGTCATAAACATACGTCTAGCATTCTCAATGTCTTTAAGGTTGTTAATCACAACAGAGGACATACCCTGCTTAACATCCTTCATAACCTTCATTTCATCAGATGTAACAGGAGACATGCCTGCCTCAAACAGGGAGTCTACACGTTTAGCGTATACTTTATCTTTAGCTGTACGAGAGCTACGCAAGATACGAGCAGCATCAGATACTTCTGAGGCGTATGCTACAGATAGTTGCTCACGAGACAGGCTGTACTTCTCTCGAATGGTATCTATGACAGCAAGAGCTTTACCATCGCCACTACTGATACTATCAGCAATGACCTCAGTAATACGCTTACCTTGTTTAATCATATCATCTGTGACACCCATCTCTTCTGCTACTTCATAGCCTGCAGCAGCAATACGCTGGATAGTGTCTACATCAAAACCTCCAATGATACCGTCTGGTAAATCAGAACTAAAAATATCTTCACGTACAATCTTACCTTCTTCTACCATACGTGGATCAATAGCACGTAACATGTTGTTGGATACGTATTTAAGAAGTGCCTTACCCTCTTTAGTCTTCTTAGCTTTGGTGGACAGCTTCTTAGCTGCTTCTCTGGCTGCAGCACGACGTACATTCATCGCCTCTTCGCCAGCCTGCCCTGCCTCTACTAACTTCTTAGATGCACGATTAGCAACAGTACGCCCTGCGCCATACAAGGCTAAACCAGGTGCGGCACCAACGACTCCTGACACAGCAGCCTGACTTAAGCTTATATCACGCTCCTCACCAATACTCTTACCGCCTATTTGACGGATACGCTGATTAGCTAAGTCTGTTAAGGCGGAGATACTACCATCAGCAGCTGCAGTAATGCCTGCCTTCTTAAGGGAGTTCATAGCAGCACCACGTAGCATAGAAGCTGACACAGCTTTACCTGCACCTTTAGCTAACTCAGCACCTGCTTTTATAGCTACAGCGCCTGTACCTGCAGTAAATAGACCTGCAGCAGCAGCGGCCATAGTTGTCGGGGATGATAATACAGCACCAGCGTAGTCCTGAAACTTCTCACCCCCACGGTCAAACCATCCCTCACCCTTAGCGTTATCAAAAGCAAACATCAAACGACTAAACGCTTCACGTTCTTGTTTTGGTGTTTTGTTATCAGCAATGAACGAGTAATCTTTGTACATTGTACGCTCATTAACTGTCTGGTAGCGCATGTGCTCTAGGACTTTATCTGTGATGTCAGAAGCAGACATGTCCTTTAAGTCATCATCTGTGTACTGTAGGCGGTTACTCTTAAGAAAGGTTATGGAGTCCTTAAGGAAGGCACTATCAGTACGCAAGTCAGACAGTTTTTTGTCTTTCATTGCCTCTGTAGTGTAGTAGTTGTTTGTATCAGCCATTGTAATGCCTTACTCTTCTTCTAGGTTTTTCAAGGTAAGTTTAAAGACATCTGCCATTCTGTCAATGTCTAATATAGGCGCATTAGCAATGTAGTTACCAATAGAAGGATCGTCTTGGTTAGCTCTATAGAAAGCATTCAAGGACTTCTTAATATCCTCTTTACTGGACTCCTCTGTAATACCGTCATTCTCAAGATGTTCTAAAATAGATGATTGATTATCTGCAATAAACTGTGCTGCAGAAGTGTATTCTTTCTCAGCCATACTGGGTTCTGGCCCTTCCGCAAGGATATCTGTAGTTTTTTCTACCTCTGGTAGCCACGCATCTGGATCAGTATAAGCAGCGTCTATCTTCCGTATAGGCAACCCTCTATCTTTACGTTCTTGGCGTGTCAGTTTTTCCCAGTCTGAGTACGTTATGTTTGAAACAGCGACAGCCCTCTTCTCTGCGTTATCTATGTTAAGCTGTGCTGTAGCTGCTGCACCTGTCTCTCTTACAGACCCATCAGCGTTTACTTCTGATTTCATTTGATTTAATTCATTCTGCAATGCTCTCTTTATA